GTGTTTGACTCCATCATGGCATGCAATGCCGATGTTTTGCCGGGCTGGACGCTGGTGGATGGCGTGTGGACGGCGCCGCCGGTGCCTGAGCCGCTTGTGCCGGAGGCGCCGAGTGCCTCTTGAACAGCTTGCTAATAGCCTGACCTTTTACGCCTTCTTCACGTCATCGAAGCAAGGCGTAACCGGGCTGACCGTCACGGCAGACGTGTACAGAAACGGGACCGCGATACTGACCGCGCAGGCATGCACTGCGGTGGGCGGTGGCCTGTATTCGTATACATTGTCAAGTGCGAGTGTGAATGCAGAAGGCGAATACATTGCGCTGTTCAAGACGGCAAGCACAGGGGTGGATCAGCAACACATTCCCGCGATCTGGTGCATTTCAAAGGCGGGCGTGGAATACCTCGACGCGCAGGTCACCAGTCGCGCAGCCATCGCCGACTACACCAGCGCACGGGCAACCAAACTCGACAACCTTGATGCCGCCGTCACATCACGGCTGGCATCCGGCAATGTGACTGTTGGCTCCTATGCCGTTGGGCAGGACCCGGCAACCCTTGTGTGGGCGGCGGGCACACGGACGCTGACGGGCTTTGGTTTCAGCGTCACGGTCGGCACCAACAACGACAAGACGGGCTATGCACTGGCAGTCACCCCGCCGACCGTTGCCAACATTTGGGATGCAGCTACAAGCGGCATGGCTACCGTTGGCTCAGTGGGCAAGCGCATTGCCGACTATGTGGACGCCGCGGTCTCAAGCAGGCTGGCGACCAGTGGCTACACCACACCAGACAACACGAGCATTGGCACGATCCTAAGTCGCGCCGATGTAGCAATCAGCACCAGAGCGAGTGGGGCGGATTACACGACCGCTCGGGCTGTCAAACTCGACAACCTTGATGCGACCATCAGTTCAAGACTAACTCCTGCTGGCATCACAAGCATGCAAGCCGATGTGACGGCAATCAAGACACCGGTCACTACAAACCTTGATACGACGATCTCAAGCCGACTTGCTCCTGCTGGCATCACAAGCATGCAAGCCGATGTGACGGCAATCAAGACACCAGTTGTTGCCAACGTCGATGCGACGATTAGCTCGCGGCTTGCGGGCAGTGCCTACACGCCGACTACCGCCATGAGTGCGGATGTCGCTACCATCTTGAGTCGCACCGATGTGGCAACCAGCACCAGAGCCAGTGGGGCGGATTACACGACCGCTCGGGCAGCCAAGATTGACAACCTTGATGCGACCATCAGTTCGAGGCTTGCGCCTGATGGCATCACGAGTATGCAGGCCGATGTGACGGCAATCAAAACGCCAGTCGCCACAAATCTTGATGCCACCATCTCAAGCAGACTCGCTCCGGCTGGCATCACCAGCCTGCAAGCCGACGTGACGGCAATCAAAACGCCAGTCGTTGCAAATCTTGATGCGACCATCAGTTCGCGTCTTGCCTCCAGCACGTACACGCCGACGACTGCCATGAGCGCAGATGTCGCCACGATCCTGAGTCGCACTGATGTGGCAACCAGTACGAGGGCTGATGGATCTGCATATACAACTACAAGAGCCGCCAAGCTTGATCGGCTTGATGTGGCGGTCTCAAGCCGTGTCAGTGCGGGCACGGGAGCCATTGCGTATACCACCACGGTGACTGCACCAGCCACAGGTGCACCAATTGAAGGTGTCGCCGCGTGGGTCACGAGCGACAGTGCGGGGACAAACGTCATTGCGGGAACACAGTACACTAGCGCAAGTGGGACATGCACGTTTATGCTTGATGCAGGCTCATACTATATGTGGCTGCAAAAGACTGGCTGGAACTTTTCAAATCCAGTCTCTATTACAGTGAGCACGTAAATGCCTACATCTCAAGTGATTGTCCCTTCTCCAGCAGCAAGTAGCAGTGCGGCATCAAATAGCAATGTAGTGAGCAGAAAGGAATTGCGTCGCTATATTGCTGGGCCTTGGGGACTTGGTGGCCTTCATAGTGGCATTGCATCAGATGGAACAAATCTGGTGCAGGGACTCAAGCAACTCGTCGATCAAAGTAGCGATGGACTTATAGATACTGCATATGATTCTGATAGATTTGAGCATGGATGGCTCATGAAGCTTAATAGCGATGGAACATCAGAGTCTCATAGAATTGCTTCTTATAGTCCAAACGATGGAACAATAACCATTGGGCGAGAATTTGTAGCGCAGCCTGTTTCTGGTCAAACAGAATATGAAATTCATACACATGGAATGAGTCCGATTGATATCAATGCGGCAATAGACTGGGCGTGCAATACCGCGAGGCTCGGCGCGTGGGTAATGCTTGGCGGCCTTGTTGCTGACGGAGACATGCAGTACAGCACTCTTGAATCATGGACAACTTCTGGAGCGACGGCCCAGAAATTTGCGCTTGTGGCCGGTGGGCGCGCACTGAGTGTGACAGCAAGCTCGGCAAATGGCTATGCTCGGAGCCTGTCTTTTGCAGTGTCGCCGCTCAAGACATATAGGATCTACGCAATTGGCACGCCGAGTACGACAAGTGGCTCGCTGAGTGTTCAGGCATGGAGCGACTCGGGGCAGGTGTCCGTCACATGGTTTGGGGGCAGCACGGGGACGGTCACAGGGCACGAAGGATTTTTTGGCGGCTCTTTTCTTGTGCCAGATGGCACGACAGTAATGCATGTGAGGCTCATTGGAAGCGGCACATGGACTGGAGTGGCCGTCTACGAGAACATGAGCAGGGGTGCGGCGCTGCCCGCATGGTGCATGCCTTATGATCAAGTCATCATTGGAGTTGCATACATTGATGGTGCTGGAGGTCGCGGCACAAAGGAGTATCGTGTAATACCGGGGCTTCCTGAGCCAAAGGGTGGCTGGCTAGAATTTGTGCCATCAGACTGGGGTGGCCCAATTGCACTCAATGTTGCTATTCCTTTTGCGATTCCTTCTGATGACAATGCTCTCTTCCAAATGAGCGCAAGAGACTATATTGCGACAGGTGCTTTGCGCTTCATCTATACGGGCCTGTCGCGGCCAAGAACTGTTGATACGAGCCGCTACGAGGCAGGCAGGCTCAAAGTCGAGCGAGAGTGGCAGGCATATCAGCGTGCAAGAAATCCGCTCGCATCTAAGAGAAATTCTTGGGGCAAGCGCTAGTGTCCGGCAAGGTCAGAAACATAGGCACGCTAAGAATTGATGGCGTGTCATATCAGCTCGTTCCAAACGGTGAAGGCTGGACGTACACGTACACGGGTGTGGCAAGCGTGTCTCAGCAGACATCACCAGAGGAGCAGATTCTGGCGAGTGCACCTCCGGGCTACAAGCGCACGGTTGGCTGGCTTGATTGGACAGCGGGCACAGTCGGACCAGACATCTATTCGCCGAACATGAAGTATCTTGCTTCAGGAGAAGGTCCGCAGACCGAGCTTGCAAGAAAAATTGTAAGGCCCATGCAGAAGAGGCGCATCGAGCTTTCTTCTGCAAAAGGGCGTGTCATAGATTTTTTTGAGTTTGACTTTCATGACGGCACCACGGGCCTGTATGTGGTACAGGCAGGAGGCGTGGTAAGGCGCATTACTACAGGCCTCAACGCGGAGGCAGTTGCCGCGCAGAAGACCACAGTCGGCACAGGAGGCGGAGACTCAGCGGGCGTCACTCTTACGACAAGGACGCTCACCGAAGCATCACCGCCATGGACATGGTCCATTGGTGGCGGGAACACAAGGACGGGCGTGCTCTTGGGGGCGAAGGACGCAGCAGTCGTGCGCTGCTACGAGAGTGCATCGACTGCGGGTCTCCTTGTCTGGGAAGAGGACACTGGAGAGGCATCCGGTGGGGTGAATCACAACCCTGTAAGGTTCACGCACTGGACCACAGGGGTCTACTCAAACGAGGCCGTAGGCGGCGAGTACTTGTGGGCAAGCACTGCACCAAACTTTGTGCCAGATGTGGGTGGGACCGCAACCAAGCAGGCCATCTGGCCGCTTATTCAGGAGCAGGATCCATTCATTTGGGATAACTGGGTTGCAGAAATATCACCACTGAGCCTAGATCCGGGCCTGCATAGAATTACTGGTATTGCTGCATTGCGCGACATGATTGTGATTACAACAAGTGTAGGCACAGTCTATCGAGTAAAGACAGACGCGGCAGGCGGAGTGCCAGCTCCCGTGCTTGATAGGCGTGCGGCCGTGCCTGATCCTGATAATGGACGGACGATGCGCGTGTGGAATGGGCGGCTCTTTGTGCCTACGCCTCGTGGCCTTTTTATGTACGTGGAGTTTGACGGACAGGTCGGCGGCACCCTTGTGTCAGTGGGACCTGAGTGCATCAAGGGCCATAACGGGCCGGTTCGAGGACACTCAGTCATTTATGGTGGCGACCCCGAGTGGCTCTATGCTGCATTCTGGAATGGCACTGACTCATATATTTTGAAAGGGCGACTCCCAGAGCAAGGCGAGGAGGCTCCGGGTCGCATGATATGGCACAGCGCCTGTGCATATATTCCAAATGAGAGAGTCACTGCGCTGCATGTAACAAGTCCAAATGCATCGACAAATCCGATACTGTGCATTGGTACTCAGACGAATCCCACGGGGACTCAGCTTATACCGAGTGTGCATTTTGTCACACTGCCAAGACCGGGCAAGACGCTATTGACAGACAACAACTTGCGCTTTGATGTGAGTGGGCTGAGCGCAACATTGCCAGACCATGACTGCATGCTTGCAAATATCAAGAAGACATTTATGAGAGTATCTGTCACGTCTCATAATGTTAGCGCAATAAATCCAATTGATGTATATGCAAGAATTGATGAGAGCCAATGGGCAAGAGTTGGAGCAATAAAAGATTCGCCAATTGCAGACCTGTCATTGCCAAGAAATCTTACAGGATATAAGCTTGGACTAAAGCTCGTATTTCTTGGAAATGACAACACTGTGCCGAGCTTCGTGCAGGCAGTAGGGGTAGATTTTGTGGCACATATGCCAGCATCAAAATTTATTGACTGTGACGTGTTTATAGCTCAGGGACAGACAGTAGTGACTGGAGCGAACCAGTACTCTGGAATGAGCAGGGTCGCACTGCTAGAAATGCTCAAAGACAGCTCTAGGCTTCTTGCCGTAGTTGGTCCAGATGGCATTGAAAGGCAAGCACAGTTCGACAAGACTGCGGGCCTCACATGGTCTTGGGTGGATCAAGCCACACCGGACGCACAGTCAGGATTTCGTGCCAAATTTAGACTCAACATATACGACGACTTTGTATTGCAGCGGGCAGCACTGTATGATACGGATCCTTATACCGAGGGAACATTCGTTTCATACTATGACATGACAGGCTAAAGAGGCACACAATGAGCTTTGACCGAGAGCTGGGGACGACAGTCCGCAAAGAACACATATTGCAAATCGTCAAGGCTTGGGAAGGCGATGAGAGCTACGGCGTGCCCCTCGCACTGACTGCTGTGAGTTCGAGCACAAGCCCCGCGCTGTCAGTCAGAAATAGATCGGCGAGCGGCGTGGGACTGCTTGTAAGAAATAGCAGTGACACTGGTGACTTGCTGCGGGTCACTGACTCGGGAGCCGCGTTCTCTTTTCAGCCGGGGTCCATTAATGGCTCTGGTGTGGTCACGCCGAGCATCACGCTTGGTGGAGATAGTGACACAGGCTTCTGGCACCCCGGCGGAAATGATAATAACGGCAATATATCAATTGCAAGTCAAGGCGCGGAGGTCGAGCGCTGGACACCTACTGCACATACAGTGTATTTGCCGACAACAATTGACGACCAGAATGCAAATGCCGATGGGCTTTCAATCAAGCCGGTCAATGCGGCTGGTGCGTCGCAGGCAGGCCCAAGGCTTGTGCTTCAGGCGACCGCACTGAGCGGAGCCACAGTCAATGCAAGGGACTTTATTTTGCGTGTGAGCACCACGGCGGCTGATGGCACGGGGAAGCTCGAAGTGCTAACAAGGCTCAACGGCGGAGCAGAGACCGTCGTCATGAGTCTTACGGACAGTGGCACTCTCAGCGATTCATTCTCGACATCAGTAGGCAAGATGTGGCTTTGCTCTTAAAATAATAATACTATAGAAAGAAAAAGGCGTGGACATTGATTTGCTTCTTGGAATTGCAAGGGAGTCTCCGGGTGTCATACTTACAGTACTAGCACTATACCTTTTTAAAGTAGTGGTAAACGACATGAAGCATGATGTTGAGAGCATGAAGCACATGCTCGGGCAAATTCAGTCGTCTCTTGCAAAGATTGCAGATACAATTGAAAGGGCAGAGAAGCGTGGAAATTGAACTGAGGTCCACAAAATTTAAGACATCGACGCCTCATGGAACTATTCGAAAGATCGCGGGTGTTGTGCTGCATCACACAGGCACGACAAGGGCAGTCGAGTGCCACAGTCAAGGCTCATGGCATTTCATCGTCGATAGAGATGGGACTGTCTACAATGATGTGGACACGAATGATATTGCTTGGCATACCGCATATACAAATAGATGGAAGCCAAAGTGGGTTGATGCCAGCGCGCCGTGGTTCACTGGCAGCGCAATCAATGCGTGCAGTATCGGCATTGAAATTGTGAGCCATCCAGACTTGCCAAACTTTAAGGGCTATACGAATGCGCAGCTCGCAGCACTTGGCGAGCTATTCAGAAAGCTATGGGTGGATCACGGTGACCTGTGGTACGTAGGCCATGGTCAGGTGCAGCTTGATCGGCGCAGGACCGAGCCGGACGACTTCCCATGGGACAGATACTTCCTGTGGGACGACAACAATGGATATAGATACGTTCATGATATTGGGGGCAATGAAGAAATGACCGACACGCAGCGTGGCATTCTTGCGGCGGCCGAGAGGCAGGGCCTCAAGGAAGAGGCCGACATTGACCAGCTCGTCGGGCGCTACAATCTGCTGGCTGAGCAGGTCGAGAGCCTAGAGCATTTGCTTGCTGAGGCGCAGGCAGAGCGCGATGCAGCCATTGCGGCCAAGGAGGCGGCAGATGCGCGGGATTGACAATGAAGCAGTCATGACGTATGTTGCTGCGACACTTGGTATTATCTCGTGTCTTGCAACAATCTACGGGGCACTTGTCATTGGGGACAATGACTACAGTGTGGCGCTCGTTTCTATGAATGGGGCGACGACTGCGTTTTTTCTGACATTGCATGCGAAGAAGACGCTAGGTGGTCCACCTGATGGACCGGGAGTGGCGTAATGGCTGGTAAGACTGGGACGAGAATGCCGTCGAAGAAGATGGCAGTCGTGGTTGTCATCGGCACCAAGGGGCCGAAGAGCATCGGGCGCAAGCCCAGTGCGAAGAAGTACTGAGATGGCACCGGAGCATCGTGGCTTCAAGGAAGTGCAGGCAAGCATCGCAAAGAAGGGTGGCTACAGCATGGAGGCGGCAGGAGCAATTCTTGCCAGCGCCAGTCGCAAGGCTAGCCCTGCTGCGAAGAAGGCAAACCCCCGGCTGAACAAAGTCAAAGGCTAGTAAAGGAATAATACAAGAATGTATGGGAAGAAGACTGCTCCTCCGAAGAGAATGCCTGCCGGGCATGACGGCAAGACTAAGTGCCATTGCGGAATGAAGAAAGGAAAGTAGTATGGTAGCTCGTAAGAAGCCGATGATGGAAAAGGAGCCGACCACTCGGGCGGGCATGGCAGCGGACATGAAGAAGGACGCGGCCATGGCAAAGGCAATGGGAAGCAAGAGCAAGGCCCCGGCCAAGCCTGCTGCCAAGGGTGGTCGCCCTATGCCCCCGTGGCTCGGCAAGTAGCCACAAAGAGAAATGCCCCCGAGCATCTGAGATGCCGGGGGCTTTCTTTTACAGGCCGGACTCGATCACGAGCCAGCCGATTGATTTTGGGAAGGCCCGCTTTACGAGACTATGGACTACTCGTGCGTAGTCTCGGATCTCGTGCTGTGCGTCATCGCTGAGCCTCTGATTCAAGAAGTGGGCGATGGCGTGGAGACTGCCGGTCCAGCGCCATGTAGTGTAGAGCGCATAGGCTGGCAGGAAGAGTCGAGCCTGCTCAGCACAGATGCCAGCGTCGAGAGCCTCTTCATAGAGGAGTACGCTGCGAACCACGTGGCTCGTGAGCAGGGCCTCTTGCCTTGCGCTCTCTCGTGTGGGGGCTGGGCCGCCTGAGCCAGCCTTCGACGAGGCAGGAGCGAGCCGCCACTCAAGCGGCACGTAGAATTGCGGAGGCATGGTCACGTAGCGCCTTGAGGCCTCGTTGCGCGCGTAGAGGCTGTCGCTGCTGTCTTCCTCGCCCGGCTCACTGTGGGCACTGCCCACGCGATACTTGAACCACTGCCTCGCCACCATGAGCGGGGCCTTGATCTCAAAGGTCATTGCCGCATGGCGAAACGGGCTGGTGTGACCATGAAGTGCGAGGTACTTGATGAGCTTCTCGTCGCCCTCTGAGAACTCGCGGCTCTCCTTCATATAGGAGGCGCGAGCCGCATTGACGACAGAGAGGTCCGTGCCGAGGGTATCGACGTGCCGAACGTAGCCATGAGGGGCAATGTGTATTATGGTATCCATGGGGCCATTATACAGAGAGGGAGTGCCTCATCGCACGCTTGGCCTTCTCTAGCATGCTCTTGATGATCTGCCAGTCAAGGCCAAGGTCTTCGGCGATCTCTTGATAGCTGTAGCCATCTGCACGCATGATGAGGACTTGGCGAAGGTCTGGGCTTAATGCAGAAAGTGCACGTGTCATTTTTTCAGACATCGGCTCGGGGCCATCAATAAGCGTCGCTGGGTCCATGGCAGCGGTCATGCTGCCAGACATAGATGGAATGCCGACAGACGACACGTAGTCGTCGATGCTGTCCATATCTTCTGAGAGTGAGCGCTCTTCTAGGCTGTATATTTTTATGTATCTGTTTCTGCGACCTTCATCTCGAACAAGGTTGCTTGCAATTGTGTAGAGCCATGCATTAAAATAAAAAGTGCCGTCTCTGATTCCGGGCAAGCTAGCAATTGCTCTTGCCATTGTTTGCTGCACTATCGCTTCAGTAGCACTTCTGTCTCCGGTAAGCTTGAATACGTGCCTCATAAGGCCGGGCCTGAGGCGCTCGGAAAGGACACCAAACGCAGCCATGTCTCCAAGGCGTATTCTTTCAAGAAGTGCTTTCGTTTCTTCAGAAGAACTAGTCATGGATATTAGACCTATTGCTTTGCTGACTTGGCTTTTTCATGTTGGTGTCTCCGAGGCAGGGATTCAAAAGCTTATTCAGCTTCGTATTCAATATACAAAAACGGACGCACGCTGGGATGGCATGCATCTTGACAACAGGCTCCAGTTTGCGCGCTGGCTGTATCTGACTGGCAAGATCTCAGGCTGAGAGGCTACACTTGGGCCATGAGCAACTTTGTCCACCTTCATACTCACAGCGAGTACAGCCTTCTCGATGGCCTGAGCAAGCCGCGTGCCATGGCGGAGCGAGCCTCGGCCCTTGGACAAAAGGCCATGGCGATTACCGACCATGGCAACATGCATGGCGCGATTGTCTTTTACGATGCGTGCCATGCGGCTGGCATCAAGCCAATCATCGGCTGCGAGGTCTACACCGCAGAGGCTGGCGACAAGGATGCGGGCCACCTCATATTGCTCGCGGCCGACAGCACTGGCTACAGGAACCTGAATCAGATCGTGTCGCAGGCCAGCCTCACGAACTTTTATAGGAAGCCGCGTGTGAGCCGAGAGATGCTGGCCTCTTGGCGAGAAGGCATCATCGTGCTGAGCGGCTGCCTCAGGGGAGACCTTGCGCAGGCCATTATCAATGGAGGCGACCCCATCGAGGTGGCTCGGTGGTATCGCGACATTTTTGGCGACAGGTACTACATCGAGGTTCATGACCATGGAATCCCAGCTCAAGCAATAGTAAAGCAGGCCGCTGTCGAAATTGCAAGGACCGTTCGTTCTAGAATTGTTGTCGCTCAGGATAGTCATTTTGTAATGAAGGGCGACGGGCAGGCGCACGAGATGCTGCTTGCCGTGCAGACAGGTGGGAGGCTATCTGATCCGGGACGCTTCAAGTTTGAGGGCACAGGCTTTCACATTACCTCAGAGGCGGAGATGCTCGAAACATGGCCTCGCGAGTGGATTGAGGAAAGCGGCCGGATTGCGGACAGATGTGACCTGAAGCTAGAGCTTGGCAAGCAGGTCTTTCCAAAGACACCGGGCGTAGGCGATGATGAGCAGGGCACCCTAAGGGGACTTGCATATGCTGGCGCACAGGAGCGCTATGGGAGCCTCGCACACAAGGAGCGCCTAGACTATGAACTGGAAACTATTAGTCGCAATGGCTTCACTCGTTATTTTCTTATCGTTGCAGACATATGTCGGTACGCCAGAAGTGTCGGGATCAGGAATAGCGCACGTGGATCTGTTGGTGGCAGTCTTGTTGCTTACTGTCTTGGTATTGTGCCTGTAGATCCAATGAGGTTCGGCCTGTCATTTGAGCGCTTCTTAAACGATGGCAGAAGCCCAGACATTGACCTCGACTTTGAGGATGCAAGGCGAGGCGAGATCATTCAATATATTGCAGCCACCTATGGGCACGACAAGGTAGCGCAGATTGTCACGTTCTCTGAGATTGGTGGGCGCACGGCATTGCGCGATGTAGGGCGTGCACTGGGCATCGGCTCCGCTCAGATTGATGTATTGGCCAAGTCTGTGCCACTTGGAAGGCGCATTGAGGAGGCACTTGAGTCTCCGGCACTCAAGGCAATTGAGGGCAGCGACCTCATGCGCTACGCACGGAGGCTTGAAGGCACGATCAGGCATGCAGGCAAGCACGCGGCAGGTGTCGTTGTTGCCGACAGACCGCTGGTTGAGCGGGCGACACTGATGCGTGACAGTGCAGGCGTGATGCCGATGGTGGGCATCGACATGGCGAGTGCCGAGCGTGCTGGCCTTATCAAGTTTGATCTGCTGGGACTTAAGACACTGAGCACAGTGAGCCGTGCAGTGGACCTCATTGAAGAGCGCCACGGGCCTATGGAGCCGAGCATTGACAGGATTCCTGAAGATGAGACCCGTGTCTGGGAAATGCTTGGGCGCGGAGACTCAGTGGGTGTGTTCCAAGTAGAAAGTCCCGGAATGCGGCGCGTCCTCAAAGAGATGAAGCCTGCACGAGTTGAGCACCTGCAAGCAGCGGTTGCGCTCTACCGGCCGGGTCCGATGGATAGCATCAAGCCATATTGTGAGCGCAGGCATGGGAGAGAACAGGCCACGTACTTGCATCCTGCTCTTGAGCCAGTATTGAGAGACACATATGGCCTCGTGGTCTATCAAGAGGCAATCATGCAGATTGCGAATAGAGTTGCTGGAATGACTCCATATGAGAGCGACCAGTTTCTAGGAGCAGTGCGCAAAAAGAATCCAGAGAAGCTACGTATCTATGAGCCGAAGTTCAAAGCGGGACTAGAGGCCGCGGGTCTCAGTCGAGAGCAGATCGACAAGCTCTGGGCGGAGATCGTGCCATTTGCGAACTATGGCTTCAATCAGGCGCATGCTGCCGCCTATGGATGGCTTGCGTATCAGACGGCTTGGCTCAAGGCAGTCTGGCCACAGGAGTATTACACGGCGCTTCTTACTCAGGACTCAGCGGACCCTGAGCGTATGGCAATCATCTGCCATGATGCGCGGCGGCTCGGAGTGAAGATTCATGGACCAAGCGTCAATGAGAGCCTCGCAGACTTTAGCGTTGCAAGTGGTGGCGGCATCCGCTTTGGACTTGCTGCAATTAAATATGTGGGAGTGGCTGCACGAGAGGCAATTGTTGCGGCAAGGGCAGGCGGGCGGTTCACCAGTGTCGAGGACTTTAGGGGGCGAGTGACAAAGCGGGCGGTCAATAGCCGTGCACTTGAGAGCCTTGCCAAGGCCGGTGCATTTGATTGCCTAGGGAACAGGAGGCATGTGCTGGCAGCCCTTGGCATTGAAGCGAAAGATATGATTGCTCGGCTCTCATTAGAAAGGGAGGTCATGGGGCTGGCCGTGAGTGCCGATCCATTGGCCGCATGGGACTTTGTCGCCTTGGGGCGCGACACGACACTGGCCGAGGTCGGACCATTGCTCGACGAGGAGCTGTCGCCACAGTGCGTCGTGGCTGGCGAACTAATGGAGCGGCGAGACATCACTACCAAGACCGGGAAGCCGATGGCCATTATGATGCTGCGGGATGAGACGGCGACTGTCAGGCTCAGCGCATTTAGAGAGGCCATTGGCCGCTCGGGCCATGTACTGGTGCCGGGCAAGATCATCATGGCTCTGGCCACTCCAGATCGCTGGCAGGGCGAGGATAGCCTGCTGCTGTCCCAAGCATGGGAGCCAGACGCGGGGCTTGACATGGAGGCTGGATCCTAGTATGATCTAGGCTGGCCCACGGGCCAAGAAAGGAAAGAGACCGATGGCAACAGCCGCAGCGGTCAAGGCACCAGAGAGCAATCCTGAGGAGGGGCTGTTCTTCGCCAAGACCTTCAAGAACCCGAAAGGGGAGTTCACGCTCGTGCTCGATAACTACGAGCTTCGAGAGCACGTCAAGTACGGCACGAGCATCAGCCTGCGCTTCAAGATCGCCGACGAGGGTGAGTTCGAGGGGCAGTTCGTGAGCCTCACGATTTGGCCAAGCCCGAAGACGAAGCGGCTTGAGCCTTCGTATGGCGCGAAGCCGAATAACTTTGCTCGCGTGCAGATGGCGCTCATGGGCCGCAAGCTCAAGGACGGCGAGCCGGTGAACTTCAAGACGCTGCTTGCCTCAGGTGCGAAGATGCGCGCCTTTGTCAAGGAGGACGTGAAGGAAGACGGCAGCCGCTGGCCGAAGATCGACGTAGAGACCATGGAGCACGTGGCCTAGCACGTTCCTTCTCACATACGGCTACTTCAAAAAGGAGGAAGGGGTCGCGGGGGCGGCCCCTTACTTATCATGGGTAACTTCTTTGATCGCGCGCTAGAATATGTTGGGCGTGGGTGGTTCGTGTTTCCCGTCTGCTGGCCGAATGCAAGTGGCTCATGCGGCTGCGGGCGTGGTCATGAGAAGGGCGGCAAAGCCCCATTGGCCGATGGTGGCTACAAGTCTGCGTCCATGGACCTCGACAGGCTTGAGGAGTGGGACAGGCGCTGGCCTGATGCGAACATTGGCATTGCTCTTGGTGTAAGCGGCCTGTTCGTCATTGACCTTGATGGAGAGGCTGCGGTTGCCGAGGGACAGAGCCTTGGTCTTGGTGCCACTGCTTGGACAGTCACCGGCAATGGGCAGCACTGGTACTACTCAAGACCGGTCGGGTGCCAAGTCACAAGGTCTACAGGTCGTGGCCAGAGTGGCAAGATCGACGTGCTTGCAGACGGCGGACTCATTGTGCCTCCGAGTGCCCATGCTTCAGGCAAGGCCTACCAGTGGGGTCGCACGCCTGAGGCCTGCATGGGAGACCTGCCTGAGCCACCAGCATGGGCGCTAGAGACCTTGGCCGCACAGGTCAAGGCTCGTGTGCCGGTGGCTATTGGTGTGGGAGAAGTGTCTGCCATTGCATTGCCTGAGCCTCCTAGTGGGCTAAGCGAGGCGGCCCTGCGTGTCTGGGAGGGCGAGGGCTACGCCGAAGACAGGAGCCGTGCGCTGAGCAGGCTCAGTATGTATCTTGCGAATGCTGGCATGGAGTCGGGTCAGATTGCGGGTGTGCTCAAGGGATGGGATGAGGCCAAGGGCATCGAGTCTGGGCGTGGTCCTAAGTATGCGGGTCGTGCCGATGGTGACATGCGCTATGGCACGCTTGCGACCTCTGCCAAAGAGAAGGTAAAGGCACGTCCACAGGGCGACACAAAGGCCACGATCTATGTGCGCCTGTGTGAGGAGTTTGAGGCGCGCTGGCCGGGGCACATGCTTGTAGATGAAGCATGGTACGAATACAAAGGCGGCGTATGGGAAGAGATCAAGAAGTACGCGATTGAACTTAAAGTGCAAGAACTCATGGGTGCACAAATGAGGCCCAACGTGGTCTTTGGTGTGGAGCGCATGCTTCGGGGCAGGCTCAGCAAGCCAGCCGATGTATGGAGCGAGGCACCTGAAGTGATCGTGTGCCAAAACGGTGCGGTCGATGTCGAGACGGGCCAGTGCTATGGGCATGATCCGAGCTTTTTGGCAAGGCACAAGACATCGTACTTCTATGATCCAGAGGCGACAGCCCCTGTGTGGGAGGCATTTATTGCCGACAGGTTCGCACCTGATGTGGCCATGTGGCTTCAGGAATTTGCGGGGCTGTGCCTCACGAATGACATGAGCCATGAAGTTGCTGTCTGGCTCTATAGTCCGCCGGGTGCAGGGAAGTCTACGTTTATCACTGGCATGCAACGGGCGCTGGGGCCTGCAAGGTCGGGTCGGCTCTCATTGGCCGACATGGTTCGGAATCCGAGGTTTAGCCTTGTGAACATTCCGGGCAAGACACTCCTCGTGGCGGCTGAGCAGCCAAGCACGTGGGTCGATTGCAGCGATGTCATCAATAGCCTGATCTCTGGCGATACAGTTTCGATTGAGGCCAAGCATCAGAACATCTATGACGCGAGGCCAGTCTGCAAGATTCTCTGGGGCATGAATGAATTGCCGAGGCTACAGTCTGCGGCAGATGGAATCTTCAGGCGCGTCAAGATCGTAAAGATGGCGGCCATCGAGAAGCTTGATCCACGCATCAAGGACAAGATTGAGTCCGAAGGCGCAGGCATCTTGCGCTGGGCAATGGAGGGACTGAGGCGGCTCCAGCTCAGTGGCCAAGGCCTAGGGGCGAGAGTGCCTGCATCTATTGATGCGGCAGGCATGGAGTTCCGGCGCTCCAACGATGTGGTGTCCTCGTTCTTTGATGAGCGGATTGAGCGCGATGGTCAGTTGCGGGTGCAGGCCCAAGAGCTGTATGATGCCTACAATGCGTGGTGCCTGCGTAATGGCTACAGGCCAAAGAGTAGAAATACCGTGGGCCAAGAGTGGACACGCATGGGGCTAGAGGCAAAAGTTTCTGGGGGGCGTACGTATTACATCGGTGCGAAGCTTCGCGACATGGGGCTTCCAAGGGAGGACGAATGATCCGGGCAATGCTTGTGGGGCGTGCAGGCGTAGGCAAGGACACGGTTGCTGCGTTCATGAAGAAGCACGCAGGCGAGCCAGTGGCCTTGGCCTCGCTCGCTGAGGGCGTGAAGCTTCAGGTCGCTGCCATGCTCGACATGGCAATCGACAAGTATGGCGTGCCACGCGCGAAGCTCTGGCAAGGCAGCGATGAGAGTGTGATGCGAAACGCAAATGAGTCGAGGAGGCTGCTCAGGCCAATATGGCAGTGGTATGGTACGGACTTCGTGCGGAGCGCTGATCCGGGCTTTTGGATCAGGGACTTGCATAAGCGCACTGGCCATGTGCAGAACCTCATTGTGACCGATTGCCGCTTCAAGAACGAGGCAGACTATGCGAGGCGCAACGGACTCGTGCTGCTGAGAGTGGCTGGCCCTGATCGGCGCAATACACCAGAGGGCGACCCGGTCCTGAGGCACGAGAGCGAGCGGCAAGTAGATGACATTGCTTGCCAGTTCGTGATCGACAACGGGTGCACGCTCACTGAGCTTGAGGATTACGTGGCGTCGGCGGTGCTGCCGTTTGTGCGGCTGCACTCATTCCATGGAAATGAAATTGCTAATGGCTTTTGATGGTTTGCGCAAGAAGGTGTTCCTCGACAGGTACGCACTGAGGGCAGAAGACGGCACAGTGGTCGAGGCAACCCCCGAGCACATGTGGAGGCGCGTAGCCCGAGGCGTCGCGCAGGTCGAGGAGCCGAAGAATCGCGCCCACTGGGAGGATGTTTTCTATGGCGCGCTTGAGGACTTCAAGTTCGTACCGGGAGGACGCATCCTCTCGGGGGCAGGCACCGGCCATGATGTCACGTACTACAACTGCTTTGTGATCCCGAGTCCTGAGGATAGCCGCGAAGGCATCATCAAGAATCTCGGCATCATGGTGGATCTCATGGCACGGGGTGGTGGCGTGGGTGTGAACCTTAGTAGCCTCAGGCCTCGTGGCTCATACATCAAGACAGTGAACGGGCGCTCAAGCGGCCCGTGCTCGTGGGCGGAGCTGTACTCTGTCGCGACAGGCGACGTGATTCAGCAAGGTGGCACGAGGCGCGGTGCGCTCATGCTCATGCTCAATGACGACCACCCAGACATCGAAGAGTTCATTAGTGTCAAGCGAGACCTCAAGAGACTCAATCACGCGAACCTGAGTGTGTGCGTGTCTGACTCTTTCATGCAGGCAGTCAAGGCTGATGGGCCTTGGGACCTCAAGTGGGATGGCAAGGTCTTGCGCACAATCAAGGCCGCAGACCTCTGGGCCAAGATCTGTGAGAGCGCATGGGCCTCAGGCGAGCCGGGCCTTGTCTGGATGGAGCGCTACAACAAGCAGGCCCCGACGTATTACTACGAGAATATCATATGCGTAAATCCTTGTGGGGAGCAGGGGCTTCCTGAGTGGGGTGTCTGCAACCTTGGGGCACTGAACCTTGCTGCGTTTGTCAATGATGGGGTCTTCGACTTCGTGGGCCTCGGCGATGTCACGCGAAGGGCCGTGCGGTTCCTCGACAATGTGATTGATAGCACGGGCTATTGGTACGAGGAGAACAGGCAGGCACAGCAGGAGGCCACGAGGCGCATTGGCCTCGGCACGATGGGCCTTGCTGATGCACTGATTGCCCTCAAGATTCCGTATGGCAGCGATGAGTGTATCGACTTTATTGATCGAGCATATGGAACAATTGCAACGCATGCGTACAGTGCGAGCGCAGACCTTGCATATGAGCGCGGCTCATTTGGCAAGTATGAGCGTGAGGCGTATGCGCGTGGCTGGTTCATGACCAACGTGCTCGACAGGAGTGTGCGCGCGAAGATCCATGACCTCGGGATCAGAAACGCCGTGCTTCTGACGCAGGCTCCGACAGGTACCACGAGCCTCCTCGCAGGGGTGTCGTCGGGCATTGAGCCGATCTATGACTTTGTGATGAAAAGGACCGACAGGATCGGCACGCACATCATCAAGCATCCTGCGCTTGAGGAGTGGGATGCGCAGGCAGGCGAAGGCCAAGAGTCACGTGGCATGCCTCCGTGGCTTGTGTCGGCCAATGATCTGGCACCCGAGGATCACGTGCGTGTGCAGGCGGCAATCCAGCGATGGACAGACAGCAGTATCTCGAAGACATGCAACGCACCACGCTGGCACACGGTCAAGGACGTAGAGACTCTCTACATGATGGCCTATGATCTTGGGTGCAAGGGGATTACGTACTTCCGTGACGGATGTCGTGAGGGTGTACTGAGCCACGTTGAGCCGGAGCCAGTGCCAGTGCCAGTGAAGGCCAAGGTGACGAGGCCTCAGGTTCTTGGCGGCAACACCGCGCGAGTGACCACGAAGCTTGGCACGATGTTCGGCACCATCGCAACATTGGATGATGGCTCGCCCTACGAGATGTTCTTGAATCTCGGGCGCTCAGGCTCTGAGACTTCCACATTCATGGAGGCACTTGGGCGGCTTGTGAGTCTTGTCTTGCAGGTCGATGAGCAAGGCCCTGAGGCGAGGTTGCGTGAAGTGCGGAACCAGCTCAGGGGGATTGGTGGCGTGCAGACAGGCGCATATGGGCTGAAGATTCGCTCAGTGCCTGATGCAGTGGCCGAGGTCATCGACCTGATTCAAGGCTGGGGAGTCGAGGCAGACGTGTTCATGCCTGAGCTTGCGGGGCCAAGGTCGAAGGTGGCCGCAGACCTGTGCCCTGAGTGTGGCTCGGCAAGCCTCATTAAGGAAGAGGGCTGCTCAAAGTGCTATAGTTGCGGCTACAGCGCTTGCTAGGGAACTCGCGGGGGGCTTCGGCCTCCCGCTCTTTTTGGGAGGCATCTTATGGCTAGGCCGCAAAGCTGTCCGGGCGGGCAGCATCAAATCACTTGGTTCACGCCGAGCCTTGGCATGTGCACGGGGCATCCGTGTGTATGGCGCTACGACGAGGGGCGCGAAGGCTGGGGGAACCTCAAGGGAGACTGGGGGGCGACGGCCGTCGAACTTGGCAAGGCGTTGCATCTCTTAATGAATGAGCCGAAGCCTGTGGAGGCCGCCCCATTGCCACGGCCTTCATTGCCAATGCCTGATCCAGACAGTGGGCGAGAGCTGCTTGTGCAATGGCGTGCGAGCATGAAAGTCAGTCAAAGGCAGGCCAGCGTCTTGCTCAAGATAAGTCGTAGCTTCATCGCAGACATTGAGTGTGGTCGCAAAAAGCTTTCACCAAAGCTCTGGGAAAAAATTAGTAATGCCACACCTTAGTTTCAGCCAGCTCACCACACTCTGGGGTTGCCCGGAGAAGCACAGGCGCACGTATGTGCTTGGGGAGCGCGAGGCACCAAGCCCCGCAATCATCATGGGACAGGCCGCGCACTCAGGCATTGAAGGCGCACTGAGGGCAAGCCAAGGACGCATGCCATTTGGCAAGGCAGGCGTAGTGGCAGAGGTCGAGAGACGCTGGCATGAACTTGCCAAGGGCGTGGTCGATTGGAGCGACGGGCCAAAGAAGCTTGAGCCAGAGACGGGGCTGGCCTATGCCAAGGCCATGGCGCAGGCACTCTATGAGCATGCAGTCCCTGAGGTGAGGCGCGGCTCTACGCACTGTGAGTGGCGCTTTGATGAGGACATTGCTGGAGAGCCGGGCTGGACATTTACTGGGTCGATTGACCACATGCGAACGGTGTCGAAGCAGATCATCATTGATGACTGGAAGACAACAAGCAGCCGCTGGAGCCAAAGCCGAGCAGACGCCAGCCTCCAAGTCGATGCCTACTACTGGGCGGTGAGGCGTGCTTTTGGCAAATTGCCGTCCAAGTTTGTGTTTCATGTGGTGACTAGGCCGAAGCTCGTCAAGGGGCCGAGCGGCACGTTTGAGCTTGGTGAGTGCTCATATGATTCGTATGAGACAAGCCGAGAGCCGGGGGCAATTGACCTGTTTGAGAAGCGCATAGGCCTAGGCGTGCAGTACATCAAGCGCATGCATGACGCAGAGGCCATGTCTGATCCGAGGACCGACTGGGAGTATCACAAGTACTGCTCGTTTAAGAAGCATTGCACGCCGTGGGAGCTTGGCACGCTTGGGAACGTCATACTCTAATGCGCACGGCAAGGACTGGACCTGCGGATGACCTAGCAGACGGAATTGTCTACAGGTCCACGTGGGAAAGGAACATTGCTCGGTACTTGCGCTACATGGGTATTGAAGCCAAGTATGAGCCGAAGCGCTTCTATTTTCCGGGAAAGGCATGGAGCGAAAGCTACTTGCCTGACTGGCGGCTTATGATTGAGCCGCCACCGGGTTTCAGTGAAGTCTACATAGAACTCAAAGGGTGGCTCGACAAGAAGAGCATCAGGCGCTTGAAAAACATGCGGGCATACTATGGGAAGCGAGGCATCTTGTGTATACTTATTGATGAAGACTCTTATGCGAAGATAGAAAATGACTATGCAGAGCGGATCAATGGCTGGGAGGGAAGCTCCATACGAAGGCAGCGGACTTCAGTCGAACAACTCGGCGAAGGCCCCGTTTCAAGTGAGGGCGAGGCTCAATGAGGTCGATGCCCTAAGAGAGCGAGCAAAGGGCAAGAGCTACGAAAAGGTTGGCGAAGCACTGGGGCTAAGCAAAAATGGCGCGAGGAAAGCAATCTTACGTGGGCTGGAGATCCTCAAGACTGAGCGCGAGGACATTGTTGTCGAGTATGCAGGCGTACAGCTTGAGCGCATGAGGCTTGCACTTGAGGCAATCATGCCGCGCGTGGAGGCAGGTGACCTCGACGCAATTGAGACCATGCTCAAGATAGAGACTCGGACTGCGAGGCTCTTGGCTCTTGATGCACCGGCCAAGTACCCCGAGGATGCAGACGGAAGGCCGATCTTGCCGGGGGTCACAGTGAATATCGCACAGAGTCTCGACGGCCTAAGCGAGGCACAGCTTGAGGCACTAAGGCTTATTGGTGTTGGCGGAAGTGTAATTGAGCATGAAGGGTCTTACAGCAGCGCAGATTCGGGAAGAGGCGGAGAAGGCATTGGCACGGAAGAATCTCCTGCACTTTACGACAAGGACTAAGCCCGGCTACCAAGTAGGACGCATCCACTGGCTCATTGCACAGACACTGATGCTGGTGGAGGCCGGTGTGCTGGACCGTGTGGCAATTCAGATGCCACCACGGCATGGCAAAAGCGAGCTGGCCTCAGTGCGGTTTCCTGCTTGGTATTTGGGTCGGCACCCTGATAAGCAGTTCGTTGCGGCGAGCCATACACAGGACCTTGCCGATGAGTTCTCGGGGAAAGCAAGAGATGTCGTCAAGAATGAAAGGTGGCCGTTTCAAAGTGTGAGGCTCGCCGGGAATGCGTGGGCAGTTCGGAGATGGAAAGTCGAGACTAGGCAGCAGCATCGGTGGGCTGACCTTGGTGGTGTGTATGTTCCTGTTGGCGTTGGTGGTGGCCTCACTGGCAAGGGTGCTGACATACTAAGTATCGACGACCCGGTCAAGGACTGGGTGCAGGCCGACAGCGAACTCATTCGCGAGAGCCACTGGTACTGGTATCAGTCTGTTGCAAGCACGCGGCTCATGCCGGGGGCGGCTTGCATCATGACACTTACACGGTGGCACCAAGATGACATTCTTGGGCGTGCACTCAAGGTTGCGTCTGAAATTGCAAATGCGGATCAGTGGTTTGAGATCAAGATGCCAGCCCTTAGTGAAACAAATTTTGTTCATGCAGATATAAACGTGCCAGACAAGTTAGCAAATGAAGCAGGAATTGATGCAGGCCTTAAGGAGCCTGAGGTACTATTCAAGAAGCTATGGAGCCTATGCAAATGAAGCTGTCAGTGGTGCTGCACGACAAGGGGCCTGCACTTGATCCGGTGAGATGGCCAGAAGAAGATATGGAGAGGCGCAAGGCCTCTAGCGTGGGGCGAGTGTGGCGCAGCCTTTATCAGCAGGATCCTACTGACATTGATGGCAACCTGTTCAAGGAAGTCTGGTGGCAAATCTATGAGACGCTGCCGAGCTTCGTGCGGGTGTGCCTTTATGTTGACAGTGCATACAAGGCTGGAGTGAGCAGCGACTATAGCGTGGGCGCACTATGGGGCAAGTGCTACAATGGCAATGCGTGGCTCATTGATGTGAGGCGCGCGAGGCTTGAGTTTCCTGAGCTGGTCGAGTTTGTCATCAGCATGCGAGAAAAGCATATGAAATATAAGCCACCAGTAATTGTTGAGGACAGGTCATCGGGTCAGGCCCTCGTGCCGATCTTGAGGAAGCGCGGGGTACTTGCCATGCCGTGGAAGCACAACATCAAGGGCCTTAGGTCAAGCGCATCGAAGATTGCACGGATGGAGGCGATCACCCCGCTTGTGGAGGCCGGGCGTGCATGGATTCCGGCGCGAGCACCATGGCGAGACGACTGGCTGGCGGAGCATCGGGCCGTGCCGACCGGGGCGCATGACGACATGGTCGATACGACCGTCATGGCCCTCGATCACTTGCTCGGCACTGTGGCCCTTGAGGCCGGGCCGAGCCTCCCATTTCGCGACAAAGATGTGCCTGTGCTTGCCCCTATGGCCGCCGTCAAGAGGAGGCGCGACAGCGAAGAGGACGAGGAGCTAGAACGATGGCGGCAGGCTGGGCTGCTCTAGTGGCAGTGGGCCGGGGCCTTGTGGTGCTAGGGCTTGAGGCTCTAGTGACGGCAATGGCACTGGGCCTTGTGGTATGGGCGCTTGTGGCATGGGGGCTTCTGGCATGGCTGGTATGGGAGGCATGGGAGGTTGCTCTGGCGCTGGCAAGCTAGGCAGGGGCGGGAGTGGCTCGCTCAGGAATGAGGCCGGGGATGCAAGGCTCGTGGCTGGCGGCATGAGGTCCTTCTTGAGCTTGATGGACTCGCGAGTGAGCTTCACGAGTTCGCCGACACTCAGGCCAGCGAGGATGGCTTGGATCTCGCTGTCATTGGGCTTGTCGTAGCGGGTGAGCTTCTCAATGGTCTCGGCCTTTGTTGCGCGGGTGGCCCCAGCGGGCGGCCCTACGGCTGCGGTGACCACGCCTTTGTTGGCCACCATGAGGCTACTCAAGTCTGTTTTTAGCGCGTCGAGTTCCCCGGCGATTCCGAGCAATTTGCTCTTGCGCCCCACTTTGTCCATGATGCTCTGGTAAATCATTGTCTTGTCCTTGTTCTTTGATGTATGCCAATGCCGTGCTTCCACTAAGGAGCGCTGCGGTAAACGGGCCGTTGCGCCGCAGTGTGTCGAGGAGTGTACTTGAGAGCTGAAGGATCACTTCGTCTTCAGTAGGCTCGGAGCCTAGCCTGAGGCCGCCGATTGCGTCGTAGGCCGCGTGCCATGCCTCATGCCAGAGTGTGGCGCGCATGTGGTCTTCGGACTGCTCGGGATTGATGACCACATGGCCACCGATGCAGTCGGTCAGCCCCGCCACGACAAGGCCTTGTGCAGGGGCGTCTGGATCGGAGCTGATCTTTTCCTTGAGCATGATGTCGCTGCATGAGACTCGCCATGTGATGGGGCCGCAGTCAAAGGCAAGCACGTCAGATACTTTCATTGTCATAGTATTAGAGGGCCTTTATGGTGATGGGGTCTGCAAAAGCAGGCTCAAGGGCATCGGGGTTCACGAGCAAGTCAAGGTCGATGCCTTCAGCGGCTGCGAGCCTGTGGAGCCTACTTTGTGCTGGTGTGGGGGCGGGAGGCGGAGGCGGGGGCGGGGGCGTGTATGGCTCATGCGGTGCGAAGACGGGCTTGAGGGCTTCATCGACGACCGCGATATTTTTGAAGCCATAGACATGTGCGAGGGCTTCGAGCCTGTCGGCCACCGCGCATGCACGCTCTAGGCTCAGGCCCGGCTGTCCAAGTGTGGGGCATGTGTCGGGTCCTTCGGGCGAGGCAAACGAGACACGCCATAGGGCACGCTTGGCACGGGCCTCAAGCGCACTAAGAGTCTTCAGGTCCATAGGCTCTAGAGGCCTCCGAGCGTGGGGGCGACAGGTTGCCCCGAGCGCTGAGCACTAGAGGCCATATTCAGGCCACCAAATGGGGAGGTCTGCGGCGTGGGGCCACCGAGCGCTTGGCCGAGGGCCTGCTGGCCGCCGGGGCCTCCGCCCATGGTTGTGCCAAGGCCGGGGGCTGGCGTGCCGGGTGGCGCGATGGCCTGCATGAGGCCAGCCATCCCCGGTGCGCCGCCGGGAATGCCACCTTCGCTTGGTGGGATCACGGCGCCGGGCTGGCCGGGAATGAGGCCACGGGCCGCGAGTTCTTGCTGCAAGGCGGCTGGAGCGAGCGCAAGGTCTGCGGGACTAAGGCTCGTGAGGCCCTTGGCTGCTTCGACATCTGCGCGCTTCATCGTAAGCTCGGCGTCTTGAATGGCCTGTGCCGTGAGCCACTGCTGGATGTCAGGGCTGTTGAGGAACCGCTGGAGGAGTGCGGCGCGCCGATGGCGCTCAGGGTTCTCAAGGCCGAGCCAGCGACTGAGGATCCAGTCCTTGTCGATGTCGAGCCAGCCATTGGTGGTGGCCTGTGCGAGCTGGATGCCTATTTGGGCGGAGGCAGCATCGGCACTGTCGAGCTTCGGTGCGAGCTTCACGCGCACTCGGGCAGTGTGTGCCTGCGCGGGCGTGAGGCTAATCCAGCCACCGACCGCAGTGATCGTGCCACTGTCGCTCATCTCGTCGATGGCTCTGTACACGTAGACGGGCCTGTCGATGTATTCGACAATGCCGTGTGTGGCCTTGAGCACGTTCTCAATTGATCTGTTTTTGCGATTTACGAAGTTGCTGAGCTTCCGCTGGGCGGTCTGGATGAGTGTCACGAGCTGGAAGCCGCTGTTTGTTGCCGAGCCTGCCCATGCGGCTGGGTCGATTGTGTCGCGGCTCACGTACCTTGTGAGCAAGTCATGGAACTCAAGTCCAGCCCTGTATGCATTGAGGTCCGGCTGCACGAACGCGAGCCTTTCGCCGGGGGCAAGGCTGATGACACGGCCCGGCTCCCAGTCGATCTCGCGTGGCGTCATGGTGTCGGGGTCTACGCCGCCGGGCAATTGGCCTGCTGGACCCCACTCGTGCATGAGTACGAGCTGGCCGCGGCCGTAGCGCCGAATGGCAGTGGCAGCTTGGCTAATGGCCTCGTCGATTTGCCGCAAGATCACGAGGCTATTGTCGAAGAGGCCTGCGTACTTGTGGATGAGTGCGGGGTCACTGCCCGTGTCGCCGACGACGACCTCAAAGGGATTGCGGCCTGCTCCGTGCTCAAACGTGTCGAGGATTTCTACATCGCCGGGTTCGATCTGGATTACAGAGACGGGCAGGCTGCTCTGGCTGTCTGGGGCGCTGATCGCGATGTTTCTAGAGAGTGCATATGTGAGGTAGCGCCGATTGCCGAATGTCATGAAGAGCACGAGTGGGTCGTCACTCGGGCTGTCGGCGAGGCTCTTCGCATAGTCGCGTGCTGCCTTTGATGAGGGATACGCAGCGGCTACTTCAGAGATTGGCCTGTGGTACCAGTACACGACATTGGGGTGGCCGTAGAGCCTCGTCCATTCGTCGTCGTCGAACATGGTCTGAGGCGCGGGGCAATGCATCCTTAGGATCGGATTTGGTGCACCACGTGCCCATGAGTCCACTCGCTTGAGGTATGCACTGTCGGCCTCTTTGGGGTCTTGCTCTGGGAAGTCGCGCCAGTATTGCCGCGCCCAGACTACATAAGAGACGCCGCGGCCATAGGCAATGGCGTCGCCATCGACGAGGGCCTGCAAGTCATTGCCACCTGAGTCTTGATACCACGCGGCATCCCATTCTTCGACAGCAGAGGCATCGCGCTGCTTTGTCGGGCCGAGGCCATCGGGCAGGCACTCGAAGCGGGGACTCTCGCCGCTGATGATGCCGACGTATTCGCGCAGCAGTGTCTTGGCAAGGCCCGTGCGGACGATCTCGTGGTTAAGGCTGGCTTCTTCGCCGTTGGGGCCGACAGGATCAATCGCGTTCTCTTGATAGATCACGTCGCGGACTGCGACATCGAGGTCACGCCTCTCGCGCCATCTGTGCCACTGCGCACGAAACCACGAGCTGATCCATTCGGGTGTGGGCTTGGTTGTGCCCGGCAAGACAAATTTGCGCTGTGTACTCATTTTGATCGTGGGCCTCTCTTTTATGAAACGCGGGGACCATTTTTGGCGGCACACCACCCTTTTTAGAAAAGGCATGGGGCTTGGTACGGAATTGTAATGCTCAGTTTTAGGATTTTGCTGCGATTTTTTGTGGGTGAGTAGGGGGGATTTTGTACACGTGCACATCTTCAAAAGGTGTCCTAGCGAGCAGCCAGATTTGAAAATGTGCATATGCGCATAGTGGCATGGGGGCCGGTCGGCAGGGTAGTCTGGCCGCCGTGAGACCAAACCCTACCAGATCACTGTGGCGGGGTCTGGCCGCTTGCCAGATAGTTTCGGCGTCGCCCCGATCTCGACAGACGGGGCGACCCGCAGTGATGTACTGCGGCACACTTGGGGGCACGGGCAATGGCACGTGTATCGACGGCGGATCTCGCGGCGCGGATTGATGGCCTCTCGGACGCGATTGCGTCACAGGCGGCCACACTCGGGCGGATCGCCGACAATGGGGAGCGCCTCCTACAGGCGCTGGAGCGCATGGCCGCAGGGCCAGTGCGCGTGATCGAGGGGTCTGTCAAGGTCGCTGGCCAGATCAAGGCGCCGACGAACCCGGCCATCAAGGCGCCCGCTAAGGCGCTCGGGGCCAGGCGCATCGAGGGCGAGATGGTCGCCGTCGATAGCCTCGTCGTAGGCGACCGTGTTCGCCTGTCCGCCACCACGGACACGACCAGCAGCGCGAAGGTGCTGCTGGTTGACGGCGACAAGCGTCGGGCAACCCAGACCATCGCGCCGTGCGGGAGCGGGAACCTCGCAGGCGTGGAAGGGGTGGTCCGCGGGGTCGGCGGATCGAAGTGCATCACGGTCGAGTGTGCACACTCACTCGCCCACGTAATGCACGTCTGGGTCAAGCGGACCCAGCAGATCGAGAAGATCGGCAGCGCATCGTAAGCACACAGGGGCGGGCACGCAAGTGTCCGCCCAACACTTTTGCACACAAGGAGCACGCAAGTGAGCATCGCAGTAACTCTCCAAACCGTTACCGTTCCGTTCGACGCTGTCACGCTCGACCGCACGTTCGAGGACTTGACCAAGCGCGAACAGCGCCTCACGAAGTTGATCGACGATACCGAGGCGGCCTTGTCAGTGGCGAACGCGGAGGACTGGTTCAAGGCGAGTGTCAACAAGTTGGTGCAGCGCACGATGCACCAGAAGTTGCAGAACCTGCGCGCCAAGAGGTCCGACATTCGGACGCAGCGCGCCACCGTCAAGATGGTGCTTGACGCGGTGGTTGAGCAACTAGCGCACGAGGCAGCCTCTTCACCACGGTGATCGCAAGGTCGTGCTCACGAAGGAGGGCAAAGCATAGCACGGAGCACACAAGGGCACGGCACGGGGCAGGCCGCACACTGCCACACACAAGGAGGCACAGGCATGAACGCTATTCTCGCGCAGTATCGCGGCGATGTGATCTTCACGTCGCCTGAAACGGCCGGTGCTCTGGGCCGGACGTTCGCCGGGGCGGACGTCGTGCTCGGTCCCGAAGGCACGGTGACGCAAGTCATCGTGCACAACCGCTTGGATGGGGTGCGCATCAAGCGCGCCATCTTGCGGCGACTGCGGGGACAGTTCGTAGCGGTCTCAGAGCGCCAAAGCCGCGCACTCTAGGCACCCATGCGGTTGGCAGATCCGCATGTAAAACTGCCACACACAAGGAGGACTTCACGTGCGTATCACTGTGGCAGATAACGGGGCGGCCTACAAGGCCGTCTGCATGATGCACGAAAGTGCACGACGGTCGTTCGATGTGGTCCTGATCCATGCGGGCGACGCACGAGCCGACGTGCTCGTGCATGGTCCCGAGATCGGGGCCGCACTGGCCGCAGTCCGAGTGCTGCGTGCGCTCTTCAAGCGCTGCGGTGTGAAGAACACCGTGGCAATCGAACTCTAGGCGGGCAGTCCGTGCGAGGTCATGGCTCGACAGGCTGCGCGAAGAACTGGAGGCGGACAGTGCCTAAGCGTGCACCGAGTGGTCGCACAGAAGGGCCGCACACCGTCACGTACATGATCTATGTGCCACGCAAGTGGCGCATAGTTCTTGATGCGTGGCGCGCGGCCATTGCGCGCAGTGATCCACACATGCGGATCTACATAGGTGCCACGCTCAAGGAGGACGTTGGCTATGTAGGCATTACATGTGTGGACGACGCCGTCGCGGAGGCATTGACCGCGTCGCTCTGCCGTGCGTTTGAGGCACGCATGAAGGGCACGACATGGATCGCACTCGACAGACCATAGGAGGCACAGGATGGCAGACACATGGCGCATTCTGCTCTCGGGCATCAAGTTCGACATGGACACTGCGGCCGATCCCGACATGCTTGAGGAGGCATACGTGCTAGGGCTTCCCAAGTGGGCAGTCATTGAGCCTCAAGACGTGAAGCACTTGGGCGCGCAGTTTGCGGATGCGATTGACGCAGCCGACGATGGGTGGCTCGTGACGGAGAGCCTCGCGTTCGTGACAGAGACCTATGGTTTCTGCATACTTGACGCGACCATCATGCTCGAGATCTCGCGAGGAGACAAGATCATCGAAGTGGTTGCATTGGCACAAGGAGGCAGGGAATGAGCGACTACATGTGGCGGCGCAAGTTCGTGCTTGCGGAGCGTGCACTGGGCATCATCATGCGAGAATGCACGGGAGACCCGTTCTCGCACGTGAAGAACATCGTGAATAGGTTCACGGATGCGTTGTGTAGCGAGCGGCCGAGTGGCATTCGGCACTTCGACAGCATCTATGTGCAGTATGCGTCACCTTATGACAGTGGCTTCATGCCACGCGAGAAGGTAAACATTGGCCTCGCGCTCAACATGAACGCATCGTACTCAGTCATGCAGGGACGCTTGCCACAGCACCCTGCGATTGTCACGCATCAAGACTTGCTTGAGGATAGCCACTATGCGAAGTGGCTTGTCTACAAGATGCGCGGGCAAGACTTCTTCGACGTGCGAGAGTGGCACGTCGATCTGTGCCTTGAGGAGCCAGACGAAGATGTGATACACAAGTGGCGGCTCGCGGAGGACAAGGCCATTGCATATGCGGTGGCTCAATCGGAACAGACCGCACTTGCGGTGGGAGAATAGAGCGCATGTACACATACAGCAACCTCGAGTACGTCGTAGAGATCCAGATGACGGATCGCACGCGGGGACAAGAGCATGTCCTCGACGACATTCGCGGGGCCGCCATAAGCGGACGGCTCAGCCAGTACCTGCGCCCAGTTCCAAGCAGCATCTGGCTGCCGCAGTACAACCTCATGCGTCCGAGGTACTACGACGACGCACTTGAGGCATGGAAGGCCGACGCATGGGGCGGCATGGCCATTGATCCAGCACACGACACGAGTGTGCACATCGACAAGGATGACATGGTTACTCTCAAGTTGCACCTCACGCAGACCGCATGCGTCAAAGCGCCGAAGGGACTGATGCGCGACATTGCGCAGGCTGGCTGGCGCGTGCGGACCGTCGTGCACTGCCATGGCACGCCCATGGTGGAGCACTGGGACTGTTTCCTTACGGCGGGGGCAAGCCTCGGCGACCTGCGTAGCGCCATGACTTTTAGCCTCGGGCGTGCGTGGGCACACGAGGCCGATGGCTTCATGCGTGGTATGGATGCCGTGTCCACGAGCGAGCACTCGTGGAGGGGCATCTCATGCATCGGGGCCTGCGAGAGCGGGCTGTACTACTCGGGTGACATGCGTAAGGAGGAGGTGCGCGCGTGAACATCAAGCGGTGGAGACGCTACATGAAGGGTCTCAGGCATGCTCGGGGGCTTGATGCCGAGGCGACTGGAAAGGAGGCAGTCGTGTACGTCTGGAACCCGGAGGTAATCCGGGGCATCCTTGACGTGCGTCTCGATAGCGCGCGTGTCGAAAGCGCAGATATTGTGGAACTCTACCACACGCTCGTGCCACTGGTGCAGAGAGAACTTCAATATGCGCGCATGCGTATTGACGAAGTTGTGCTCAGCACTTTGCATGAGTACTGCGAGAAGTACAAGGAGGCCAATGATGCGTGACTTGTTTGATGTGACCATTCCGGGTGTACCAGAAGGCTGGTACGAGACGCTTATGTGCGACATCCAATGGGATATCACTGCGCCCATAAGCGTGTACGATGAGCACAGGCAGCCACGCAACACGGGGAAGAGCGAGATAAAGTACTACAGCCTCACGCCTAAGGACTGGCGCGAGGTGAAGCGTCTGCCTCGTGCTTTGTTCCTAAGGTACGAGTTAGACAGGGGCATATTGCCCCACCACATGACCCGTGTGGTTGAGGACCACTACGGGTGGTACATCTCTGGGGCAACGTGGGCATCCGCGATGCGAGAGACATGGAACGTGGCCGCAAGGGACGCGGATGCCCATGGCGTGAAGACTGCGTGGATACGAAAGGGGGTGCTGGTATGGCGCTAAGTGTGGAGATCTATCCTCGCATAAGCGGGGAGCGGTGCGAGGAGAATGTGAGTGGTTGCCGCATCGTGGCGGTCTGCACACAAGATCCAGAGCACTGGTGGGACTACGAGACCGTCACATGGCGGATCACCAAGCACAATGGGAGGAAAGTGGCCACGGTTGGCCACTTGGAGTGCACGCATGGCAAGACCACGGTGAGCGTGTCGCAAGTTCGTCCCACGTGGGATGACCTCACGTGGTTCGAGAGCGATGGGGTCTCGCCCACCACGTGCGAGGAGGCGTGCGAGGTGGAGCCAGATGGCTCATGTGAGCACGGCCACCGTGCATGGACGTGGCTCGCAGTTGGCTTTGCCTAGTGACCATATGCACAGTCACTAGTGTGTGTACGCATGGCGCATGGGAGGACACAAGAGCATGGCACTGAGCATCTTCGCGCGGGTCGGGCGGGCGATCAAGCGTGGGCTTGGGCTGCACATGATCGACGCGCAAGGTGTGGTCACCTTGCAGGAACTGCACAAGGTGATCGACGAGATCAAGGCACTCAAGTACGAGGTGCAGGTCCTCGGTGACGACGCGCGCATGGGGCGCATTCATGCTGCCGAGCATCAGGACAACCTGTTCAACCAAGTGAATAAACTGCACAAGGTGATCGACGAGATCAAGGCACTCAAGTACGAGGTGCAGGTCCTCGGTGACGACGCGCGCATGGGGCGCATTCATGCTGCCGAGCATCAGGACAACCTGTTCAACCAAGTGAATAATGCGTACGCCTCGATCCTCGACCTTCAGGTGCAGATTTCCGACATCAAGTACAAGATCGGTGAAGTTGTCGATACTAGGACGCAAGTCTACAAGGTGGAAGACAGCATCAGCACTGTCATATTCGTGCTCGAAGAACTCAAGTCAGACATCGCAGGCGTGCGCGATGTGGTAGACGGGCTTGAGACTGACCCTGTTGGGAAGGTGGCGGAGGCTCTGGCCGAGGCCGCACGTAACTTGGAGGTGCGATAACATGGGCGGCATTCGTGGCGACGAGACGCTTGATCCGAGCCTCATGTACGTGGCGCATGGGAAGGCCGTGCCCACGTATGGGGCACTGCTTGAGTTAGCCCATAAGTGTGGCCTCGCTGGCATCAAGACCATGCTCGTGCAGGCACCGGCACCTACGAACGGCGGCCTTGCAATCGTCCATGCCACTGCGGTCTTCGTAGTGGACGGGGCGTTTGCGGACTACACGGGTCTTGGCGATGCGAGCGTCGCGAACGTGGGGCGTGGGGTGGCCCCACATATTGTGCGTGTCGCAGAGACACGTGCGAAGGTCCGTGCATTGCGCGACGCACTGTGCATCACAGACGCCGCCCTTGAAGAGATGGGCGGGAGCGCGGATCTTGTGGGCGAAGATAAGCACATGGTGATTGAGGATGTACCTAGTGCAGCGGCATTCGCACCCAGTGGGGCCGACCGGCCTGCAAGCGACAAGCAAGTCGCGTACTTGAGTACACTGGCGGCTCGTGCGAAGACAAGCCTTGATGCACTGGGATTCGATGGCACAAGCACGAGTGCAAGCGCACTGATTGAGCGCCTGAAGGGAGGAAAGTAAGGTGACGTATGAAGAGGCACGGGCGGCGGTCCTTGCAGAGGCACGCGAGGCACTCAAGGCACGGATCGACATAGCACGGAGCCGGTCCCAAGAGGCTCGGGCCATGAGTCGTGCGACCATGGGTCTCGATGGGGCGGAGAGTGCACGCGAAGTGGACACGGTGGTTCGTGGCCACACACGGGTGTTGCCGGGCTTGCAAGAGGCACTGGGTGTGCTGGCACTCTTGGCAGAGAATGGAGGCAAGTAAGTGGCAAAGCGCAAGTATTCGTACTTGCAGTGGCACGCGACGGGTGGCTACCCTGTCGTGCCGGGCACAAGCCATGGGCTATTGACTCGCACAAGCAAGATGCCATCGAGATCATGGGGCATACCCGCACTAGGGAGCCTCGTGACTGGGAGCGATGGCGGCAGGCTCGCGGTGCGGACATGCTCTGGTGCTGTGCTCAGGCACAAGAGTCTGAATGTGGCCGACAGAGGGTTCGTGGCCGAGGACATTGATCCGAAGCGCTTCGTGTGTAGTGTGTGCTATCCGAGGGCCAAGACGAGCCACTACAGATACGCACCGGCCAAGGCATGCCACAAGGCGCGGCTTGAGTGGACCCTGCGATGCCTTGAGAATGAGCATAGCAAAGACTACTGGGTGGCATATGTGGCAGAAGCCATGCGCTGGTCTGCCAATGAGCGTGGCACTGGTCTCGTGCGCGTACACGACCAAGGCGACTTCTTCAGTGCGGCCTACGCATGGGCGTGGGTCGCTGTCGCCGAGACCGTGCTCTTGCATGAGCCAGACGTGCGGCTCTGGTTCAGCACGAGGAGCCACTACAGGCGCGGAGACATGAGCGAGCACGAGGCACGCGAATATGAGGGCACCATGGAAGCCATGCGTGCACTCGATGGGCTGCCCAATGCTGTGGTGCGGCCGAGCGCACTCGTGACTGTGTACGGTGACGAGGAGGCCTTGTATGAAGGGCTGCACTTGCCGCCGGAGGTGCCGGGCCTGAGCGCAGGCACGATGGTGCTCATTGATGGGGTGCCTGTGCCAGATGGCGTGCACTTGTGTCCGAGCCATGAGCAGAACAGCAAGTGCTTCGGCGCAAGTGTTGGCGGCGTGGACTGCGACACGTGCTGGAAAGGGCATGTGCCCGTCGCATACAAGGGGACCGGCGACATCAGGCGGGAAAAGCCACTCACGAAGGAGGTACATGATGAGGCACTGGTCGGGGTATAAGAACTGGCAGACCCACGCCATCATGAAATGGGACATCATCGGACAAGATCTGGCCACGCTCAATGCCATCGAGGACACTGTGCACAATGCGCTCATGCGTGGGCCTGATGACTCGATGGCTGACAGGTACCTTACGCACAGTGAATGGCTCTTGCAGGAGGTGGGGCGCATCATCAAGGAGGCCCTTGAGGACGATACCATGCTCGGTGTCTTCTCGCACGCACGTGTCTCAGACGATGCGCGCTGGGTCGAGGACATGTGGCGTGGCACGTTTGATGACGTGGCATGGACAGAGATCGCCATTGCGAGCATAAAGGGGTCCGAGACGTGGGCTAATGCAAGCGAGGCATGGCAGGAGGAGATTGATCGTAGGTACAAGATTGAGCATGGGCGCGGGGCTTGACATCCGTGGCATGAGATTGCTAGCATCACGACAGAAAGGGGCGCACTATGTCTACAAAGCGAAGCGCATGGAGCAACACGAACAGCGAGTTCCTTACCGTGCCTCAAGTGGGGCGGCTTCTCGGCATCCCGTATAACACGGTGCTCAAGATGGTCAAGACGGGCGTGATCCCCGGCGCGTTTCGCATCGGGCGACGCACCCTCTACAAGCGGGCCTCGGTCGAGGCATGGCGCACGAGTGCCTAAGGCACGGGCGCGCACACTCGGCATCCACTGGCCGTCCCAGCAATGGGGCGGCCTTGCTGTTTCTGGCACACAGGCCATAAGGCATAAGGCACACAGGCACAAGGAGACACAAGCTATGGGCGCTCGTGAATGGACTGCGGAAGAGACCCTTGAGCTGGCGCTGCTCTTGCATAGTGGCCTCAGGCACCTTGCCTCTTATGACGAGGACAGGGCACGCAAAGAGAATGAGGTCGGCTTCAATGCACGCGACACGGAGTTTGGCCATAGGCTTGCGGGATCTGATCCGCATGGCTGGTCCCCGAAGATGATCGAGATCGCATTCAAGATGGCCCGCACGTATAGCCGCACTCAGTTGCGTGGCCTCGGCATCGACTGGTCTCGGCCGTATGTTGCGACAGAAGCGGCAACCGACGCATGGCGCAAGGGATCGAGGCCTGCCATCGCGCGAGTCGTCCTTGGCAAGAATAGCCGGGGCGAGGAGGGCATGGTCTTTGAGTTCACATATAGTGCGGCCCATGTGGCGAGCCTCAAGGCTGCTCGCGCATGGTTCATGCCGGAGAGGACAAGCCGCGGGGCTGGCGCATTGTCCGCATGGTGGGCGGCCTTCGACAATGTGGCCGCACAAGAGCTTGCCCAGTCTGAGGGCTGGGACATGAGCGACGGCATCATGCTCAAGATTGCAGGTGCTGTCTCCAAGGCACTTGGGCTACCGAGAGTGCGAGGGCCGCAGGCACCAGATGCACTTGACTTCACGGGGCTTGAGTCCCTTAGGCCCTTTCAAGTGGAGGGTGCGACGTGGCTTGTGCGCCAAGGCCGTGCAATCCTAGGCGATGACATGGGCACGGGCAAGACACTTCAAGTGCTCGCTGCCACACAGGCTGCGGGCGCATGGCCATTGCTCGTGATCTGCCCCGCTGTCGTGAAGCTGAACTGGGCGAAGGAAGTCTTCAAGTGGCTGCCGGGCAGGAGTGTGAGCGTACTGGGTGTGAAGCGCGCGAGTTGCGTGCTCGATGGTGAGGCACGGTCCATTGAGTGCGGGAACATGGATGCCGATGTTGTGGTCGTGAACTACGACATCGTGGGCAAGTACCGCGAGGCCCTCGGCGCCAAGGCATGGGGTGCAGTGGTCTGCGACGAGAGCCATTACCTCAAGACGCACAATGCGTTGCGTACCAAGCATGTGACGTGGCTCATGACGGGCTACGACAAGGACTTGAAGCGGCGCACGAAAGATGCCGTGCCATATCGGTGGCTCTTGAGTGGCACGCCCATGCTCAATCGGCCGATTGAGCTTGTGAGCCAGCTCACGATTATCGACAGGCTACAGGAACTCGGTGGCTTCAAGAACTTTGTGGCTACGTATTGCGACGCAAAGCACAACGGCTTCGCATGGGACTACAGTGGCGCAAAGAATATGGCGGGCCTCGGCGTGGCCATGAAGCGCATCATGCTCAGGCGCACGAAGGCCGAGGTCCTGCCGGAGTTGCCACCGAAGAGCCGCGAGTACTTGAGTGTGGGCCTCGCGAATGAGGCCGAGTACCGGCGCGCAGAAGGGGCCGTCGCCAAGTGGATCGGCGAGTGCCACGCGAAGGATGCCGAGTTCATGGAGGGCCTCTACGCACAGGCCGCAGAGGCAGGTCTCGAAGGCGAAGGCTACGAGGCATTTATGGCAAAGGCCATCGAGGCACGCGAGAGATCCGCGACGAAGCGTGCCGAGAGGGCCGAGGCTCTCGTGCGATTCACCGCACTCAAGAGGCTGGCCGCAAAGGGCAAGTTGCCCGCAGTCATTGAGTGGGTGCAGGACTGGCTTGACTCAAACGAGGGGCGCAAGCTCGTGATCTTTGGCCACCATGTCGAGACCGTGCGGGAACTTGCGGTCGCATTCGGGAGCCGCGCCATCGAGGGGAGCACGAGCGCACAGGACAGGCAGGCCTATGTCGATGAGTTCCAGACGGACCCGAGTGTGCGCGTGATCGTCGCCAACATTCAGGCGGGTGGCGTGGGCATCACACTGACTGCGGCATCTGACGTGCTGTTTGTCGAGCAGCATTGGAATCCCGGCACGCACGATCAGGCGGAGGATCGCGTGAACAGGCTGGGTCAGAGCCGTGCATGTGTGGCATACTACATGATTGCAGAGGGGACCATTGATGAAGAGATCGCAAGCATGATCGAAGGCAAGCGAGCGATTGTCGCAGAAGGCACAGGCGACGAGGGCGCATTGAAGACACTCGGCACATGGCTGAGTGCGCGAGGAGGCAAGTGATGAGCATGCTCGGTGCGATGGTCGTGGCTGGTGGCATTGGCGTGGCCATTGGCGCGGGCCTTATGGCCTTTGCGATCTGGCAGTGGCGTGACTACGAGGCACTTAGAGTGCGCATGCTCAAGCGGCTTGAGGGGCCGCGAGAGCCAGTGCCTGTGAGGTACGGCCCGTTTGTGAGTGGGCGTGCGGGAACCTTTGGCGTAGGCAAGGGCGGCTATGAGGCGCGACGAAAGGGAGTGTAGCCATGGCTTCTATGGACAGGGACTACGATGCGCGCGTGCAGTACGGTGGCGACAAGGCTCTCGAAGAGGCACACGCAAGCGGCATGGCCCACGCACTGGGGATCGCACGCGAGGTATGGCAGGCCCTCATTGTGAAGCAGGGCTGGCAGGAGGAGCGCAATGTAGAGGCCTCTAGGCAGACCGCACAGCGAGCACGTGGCGCATGGAGTGTGGTGGTTGCAATCGAGGCGGCGATGGCCGTGGGAGACTGGGAATGATCGTACATGAGGAATCGGCATACGAGGCGCGATGCAAGGCCCTTGGCATCGAGCCACTGCTTGAGGTGTCGTGTCCCTTCGACAAAGAGCTTGAGCCTTGGGTCGCAGGCAAGTACGGCGAGGCCATGTACGCGGCCGCAGTTCTCGGCGACCATTGGGTTGCATGGGAATGTGCAATGGAACTCGGAATTGGTCTGGCGTGGCATCTTACGAGCCAGTGGAATGAGCACGTGCACTGTGAGGCATGTCATAGGGTGGCCGAAGAGTTGCGTGAGATTGAGGAGGCACGGCTTTGAAGATCGCACTGATGGCGGACATCATTGATCGCGAGACTCTGCACGAGGTGCTGGCCGACTGGGAGGGTCGGCTGGCAGACGGGGCCGCAGAGACGGCGACAGAGGCAGTGGCACTCTTGAGGAGGCTCTTGACTACAGAGTGTGAGCGAGAGTACGAGCGTGAGCGTGAGGCCTATCGCGAGGCCTACGAAGAGGCCTATGCAACATGGGAGGACTAGCAATGGGACAGACGCTGGCTGAGTTCGAGGCGGAGGATCTCTTGCGTGAGCTGCACATGAGGGGGTACTTTGCGCTTGTGTCGTGGAGCAGCGACGAGCTTATCGACGAGATCGAGCTTCAGGCCTACAATCAGGGTCTCGTGAGCCGTGACGATGAGGCACTGGAGGCACGTGCTCAGGCGCACTTCTCACCATCCATGAAGCACAGGCTTGAGTCGGCGATGGTGGAAGCGGCATACGAGCTTGTGCGCGACGCCGCCGAGTCGATTGTGGATGACTTGCGCGAGGAAGGAATCTTGGGGACGCAGGAGGCCCCATGCCAATGAATATATTCGTGCTCGACACAGATCCGAGGCGGGCCGCCGAGTATCATGCCGACAAGCATGTGGTCAAGATGGCTGTCGAATACAGCCAGATCATGAGCACGGTTGCGAGGCACGCAGGTGCAAGCGAGCCATGGGTGGCCGAGATGTACAGGCCCACACATGAGAAGCACCCGTGCGTGGGCTGGGCTGCCCATGCCAAGAACTTCGAGTGGCTCATGGATCTGGCACACTGGACAGGAAAGGAGTACACACACAGATACGGCAAGATACACAAGTCAAGCGGCCTTGTCCCCATGTTTAGGGACTGGTATGCGTGTGAAGGCAAGAGCCTCATGCTCAAGGGGCGGACGCCATGGGTGCAGGCCATGCCAGATGAGTACAAAGGGCCGGATGCTGTGCGCGCATACAGGACGTACTACACACATGGCAAGGAAGGCATAGTCGCGTGGGCTAAGGCAAGGCCCACGCCATGGTGGTATACGAAAGGGGGTGGCCATGGCTGACAAGAGGCTCATCGAAGTGATCGCGGCCAAGCTCAAGGACCAAGAGGAGTTGCTTACTGAGCGGTTCTACATCGTGGGCGAGGGCAATGGGGCCGAGATCGAGGCGGCACTCAAGGCCGAGATCAAGCGTGAGACTGGACGCGAGGCCACGCACGTGGCATGGAGTCCTGTACGGCGAGTGACTGAAGAGGAGGCACGGCGCTATGATGCTGGCAGATGAGGCGATCAGGTCCGCGTGGAAGGCAGGGCGACTGAAGATCGAGCCATGGGATGAGGCATGCTTGCAGCCAGCATCGTATGAGCTGAGGCTCGCTGGGAGCCTTGTGTACTGGGATGAGGCAGGGGCGAGCCGCGTCACGAACTTTGAGAACTACACACTCTTGCCGGGACGCTTCGTGCTGACAAGTACGACCGCACGCATTGGGCTGCCATATGACGTGGCCGCACGGGTCGAAGGCAAGAGTAGCCTCGGCAGGCAGGGCCTCTTGATCCATGCCACGGCAGGCTGGATTGACCCCGGCTTCGAGGGCGAGATCACCCTTGAGTTCAAGCACCTAGGCAATGAGCCGATTGGCCTGAAGGCAGGCATGCGTGTGGCCCAGCTCTGTTTCTTTCAGACGACAGGGTCGGCACGGCCGTATGGCCATGAGGCACTGGGCAGTAAGTATCAAGGGCAGGTCGGGCCGACAAAGGCTCGGGGCTAGGCGCATGTGCATGGGGGCCATGGAGCCGAGAGTGGGAGTCGAACCCACGACTGGCGGTTTACAGGACCGCTGCTCTGCCACTGAGCTATCTCGGCGTGGCCCCCGTGGGACTCGAACCCACAGCCCAAGGATTAAAAGTCCCTTGCTCTACCGTTGAGCTAGGGGGCCGCATGAGGAGGATACCATGGCATACTCGGGTGATGACGTGACCAAGCCAAGCTGGCATGCGAGTGTGCGGGTCGGTGGCTTCGACGACGAGTGGCTGAAGTGGGAGGGCGTGGATCGCGCACACATCTTGCACGAGATCGTGAACATCAACGATGCGCCCTATGAGGTGCCAGTCGTAGACAAGAACTACGTGAATTGGTGGCCAAAGGGCTGGAGGCTGGGGCTTGTACGGCCCTCGTACTTGTGGACGCTCATTGCCATGAACGCACACAAGGGGCTGACTGTCAGGGCCGTTGATGATGACCTGACTGTCGTCACGAGGGCGACTGATCCGCTCCTTGTGTGGGATGCAGTGGCGTCATTTGCGGCGACTGTTGATGAGACCCTTGTGATCTACAGCAAGGGGCCTAAGCCCGTGAAAATCAGGCTCACCCCTGATCGCGATGTCATGGCCACGTGCTACGAGCTAGATTCCGTGACTGGTGCAGATGGCGACCCGCTCGATGGCGATGGCGAATGGCCCGAGGGGGTGGAGTGCGCGAAGCTCGCATGGGACTTGGCGTGGAAGAGGCATGAGCTATGAGGACATAAGTCCGTAAGGACGTGAGGCGGCGCGCGTGGTGCCTCGGGCGCGGGTCGAACGCGCGACCGTCCGCTTAGAAGGCGGATGCTCTGTCCACTGAGCTACCGAGACGCGCCCATGGTAGGCCCGGCGGGAATTGAACCCGCGGCCACTGACTTATAAGGTCAGTGCTCTCACCACTGAGCTACGGGCCGCCACCCTAGGCAAGGAGAAGCATACATGATCGCGATGACGATTGGCCTGCGCGTGTTCATGGTCGTGCGGGCATTCGGGCCGGGCCACTATGAGCTGAGCATGGCGACAATGGCAGCATTGGTGGCCGACATCAGTCCGAAGCTGGCGGCCGAGGAGGTTGACCCCGTCGAGATTCTTGAGGCACTCGCATGGCTCGACAGTACTGATGAGGCCATGGCCAAGGAGACTGGGTCGGCACGGACGTTTGTGTTTCTCAGCATGAAGCAGATCGGTGATGGCACCTCTGTTTCTTGGCATGAAGCAGATCGCAAGTGGCATGGGTCTGACTACTCTAGGGTCGTGGCAGTCTTCGAGCGAGAGAACCCAAGCCTAGGAAGCCGCTTCATGGCGGATCTCTTTGGGTCTGAGTACCCTACAGTCGTTGGCGAGACGGTGTTGTAGGCTACTCGGCCCAGATTGTAGGCTACTTGGAGGCTACTTCTGCATGAATTGCATGGCACATAGAAGCAAGCCTGATCTGGAACTGTAGGGTAGTAGCCTACTTTTAGAAGTGCTGGTATATTCGTGTGGGTGAAAAGAGTTTGACCCCCGTATATAGTACGGGGGGCGAAGAGGATTGGGCCTCGTGCAATGGGTCGCCTAAAATAGGAAAGTTGCCGAGTAGCCTACAAGCCAAGGAGAACTGCATTGAACCGTACCGACATGCTTGACAAGGACAGCGAGGCAGGGGAGCACCTGCTTGAGACTCTTGCTCGGATCGAGGCGGGGCTACTTGAAAGTAACCGTGTGTACACCAAGCTCCTGTCGCGAGTGGCAGTCATCAAGGTGACAGTCGATGACATTGAGGCGAAAGTCAAGAAGCACGACGCCGAGCTTGTAGAGACAGGCAAGCTGTGCGACGAGCTGATCGGCGGCCTGCGCGATGTCATGGAGGCGACCCTCAACATGCAGGGCAAGAGTCTCAGTGACGCCGAGGGACTTGCGCCCGACGAAGAAGGCATGCTATAGTCTGCTGTCGCGGACTGGCGATGGTGTCACCAGCCTGTTGCTGGTGGGATCGGCAAAGACCCAACAATTGAATAGCGCGCTCTTGGGCCAGCCATTTCCCCCGATGGCTGGTCTTTTTTTTATGTCCTCCGTTTCTACAAGTAAGGCTTATTGCGGAGGACACCAATGACGTTTACATCACGAGGCTTCGGTATCAGAACCAATGCTGACGCACAGAAGGCGCGGCTTGATGAGCTTGCAAGGAGAGTAAACCTAGGGAAGCCTGAAGAGCAGGCCCCTACTGGCCCCACGGCCGCGGACTACAATGCAGTCGCAGGCCTTGTGCCTGAGGCATTCCCTGCTGGCTTCGAGCCACTGCCCGAGCGTCCAGTCGATCCAGAGCAGGCAGCCATTGATGCCGCAAGAGCCAGAGCATCGGCGTACCTGAGCGCGCCAGACAACGCTGCGATGCAGACCACAGACATTGGTGGCACGCAAGTCAGGTCATTGAGGCCGGGCATGACATGGAACTTCACGCCCGAAGAGGCAGCCTCGCGTATCGACACGTTCGAGTCCGCAATCAATGCAGGCGTGAACCTCACACCTGCCGAGCGCGAGGAGTACATGGCGGCACAGGCCACCCCCGGCGTGAACATTCGCAAGGGTGGCTGGGACACGGCAGGCAGGAACCTCTTTGTCGGCGCAACGGGAGGCGTGGCTGCCCCCATTGGCGGTGCCATGCGCTTCATTGGCGAGAATGCTGGCGTGCCGGGCATGGCAGAGAGCGGGGCAGCCATCGAGGAAAGCGCGGCTGGGCAACAGGCCAGATTCAATCCGCCGACAAAGGAGCAGCTCGACAAGGCGACGGGCGTGCCTGAGCCGAAGCCAGAGTGGGGGGCGAACAGCCTGTTCCAAGTCAACACATGGACGGACGGGCGCATGCTTGACCCGAAGTGGTGGGAGGCCCTCGGCGCACAGAACTGGGTCAAGACGACAGGCATGCAGGGGCTTGGCTCATTTGCTGGAACTGCGCTTGTTACCGCGCCCCTTTCCATGGGGGCGAGCGCACTGCTTGAAGCGCCCATGCTTGTCGTTGGTGCGCGCTTTGGACTGAAGCCCGGTGTCATTCGAGGCAGCCTTGAGATTGCCGACAGGCTTGGCCTTGGTGGGGGCGATGTCGTTGACGCACTCACAGAAGCAGCAACTGCATATTCAGATGCAAGACGTGAAGGCAAGTCTATAGACGAAGCAAACAGAATTGCCGGTCAAGTCAGTGCCATGAATGTGGCGACGAATGTTGCGCTTGGCTCTGCCGGTGAAGTTGCAGCCAAGCTCAAGGGTGCAGGCATGGCGGCACGGAAGCTCAACAATTTGCTGAGACGTAGCCCCGTGCCTGTTGAGACGCAGCTCGCGACCGCAGAAAGAATGGCATCAGAAGGACTCATTCAAAAAGTCATCCTTGATAAGGTCAAGTCTGCAATTATTGCAGGTGCAAGAGAGGGACTTCAAGAGGCGCAGCAAGGCAACATTCAGGACACGGCAAAGGACGACACGCCATGGGATGTCATGCGTGCGTACACGAGCGGCAAGTACACGGACGACATGCTCGCTGGCGCATTGCTTGGTGGGGGCAGCCGCTTTGTCGGATCAATGCGGACGATGGCAAGGCCAAGCGGTGCGCTCGGCATCATGTCGCAGCCACAGAAGGCACAGATTGAATCTGTGATTGGCGACAATCCTGTATTCAAAAACCTCCCTGAAGAAAGCGCATCAAGACTTGAGGATCTGAAGAGTCGAGTATCTTCAGGACAAGTGTCTTTTGATGATGGAGTACGAGAGTTAGTTGACATTGCATTTGAATTGCCATCTGAACATTTTGATGCAATCAGACCAAAACTTGACATGCTTGAGGAGAGCGCTGCCGAAAGTGCGACTCAAGAAACAGGAGGTGGTGGGGGCGCACCTCCGACACCGCCACCTACAAAGACGGGCGGAACACCAGTAGATCCAGAAGAGGAGCGCATCAGAAGGCTCATGGATCTAGATGATCCACTCAGGCCGGGGTCAAAACTTATAGATAGATATAGAAGTCTTGCAAGTCAGGCTCGTCAAGGTGTGCTTACAGCAGATCAACTAAGAAATGATTTGTTTGATCGTATTCAAGATGATAGCAATCTTGATGATGAAGGAGTTAGCGCTCTTACAGATGCATTGCAAAGTCTTGATATATCTGCTCCACAAAGTGAAGCAGTAGCAAATGCAGAAAGAATGTACGCTGCAAGAGATAGGGAAACAGAGGAAGTAATCACACCGGAACCTCCAACAAAAAGCTCGTCAAGCATAGCACCTAGTGCAGCTCAAACACCTAGTACTGCTAGGTTTACGAAGCCAGAACAGACTATTCCTACAGAGCAAGCGGATGCAGAAGTTCGCAAGGCAGTAGACGAATTCCTTGCACAGAATCCTGACATTAAAATATCTAGAGATATTATATACGATCAAAAGTATAAAGATTTTGTGCAAGAATTAACTAATAAATATAATTATACAAGTATATATGCACCTCCTGAGTATAATGAGTTTGCTCCATGGAAAGTTCCACAAGACTCTGCACGTATGGCTATATATAGTCAGCTAATTCAAGGAAGGCGCGCACAGCAAGCAGGATCACAGCAAGCGGCTACACGTATTATAACTACTCCGCAAGCTAGACAGAGGCTTGCAAATCTCGGAATGACAAATGAACAACTTGTACGCTATGTTCCTACTCCAAGCGGAAATAATGGATCATATACTCTAGCCGACGTAACAAAAGCAGAGAGTCTAATGAATGCGGAGGGTTCCGTCGCGGGAGAGCCTGTTGCCGAACAGCCTGTTGCCAAGCCACCGGCCGCCGAGCAGCTCGTCACCGAGCCACCGGCCGCCGAGCCACCGGCCGCCGAGCAGCCCGTCACCGAGCAGCCCGTCGCCGAGCGACCAGCCGCCCAACGAGTCGTTAGGTTTGAAAATCCTTTTATTCAGAAAGCTTTTGAAGCTGCAAAAGAAAATGGACT